AGTTTCAAATGCTAGTGCCATATTATTAAGTTCCGCCGAAAGTTATACCAGATGTAGCTGGAAGAGTAAATTGGTTTGATCCAGCACCGATTTGATTAGCAGAAGCTGCGGCAGCTGCTTTAGCACCAAGAGGATTTGCTTGCATCGCTCCCTTTGCAGGTGATGGCAAAGCTGGAGTAGGTTGTGTAGGGGCAGGCATCTCACGATTTTGCTGAACTTGATTGTACCCAGCAATTTGTTGTTGGGCGTTTTGTTGACCTATTGAAGCTGCATTTTGAGCATTCGCAATAAATTTATTATACTCGTTTATTTGCGCTTGAGTAGGTGGAGTTATTGTAGGTTGCTGCTGCTGCCACCTTGTATTAAATGCCTTTTCTTGGTTGCTTAAATTTGTAGGTATACCTCGCAATTGTTCAGGAGGTATTATACCAAAAACCCGTGGAGTCCCATATTCAGAAGTATAAGCCTTCTGCTCTTCAGGATTCCAAGATTTGTAATAATTGGTTCCTCCCATACCAGCATTATCCAATCATTACGCCACTTGTAGAAGGAAGAGTAAATTGATTGGCTCCAGTAACTCCTTTATTAGCTACAGGAGTCATGCTTCCGGCGGTAGTGAGAGCAGGATTTACTTTCCCAGCAATATTACCAGCAAGGTTAGCGGCAGTAGGGTTGTAATAGCCAGCAGCGGCTCCAAGATTGGAAAGCTGATTCTTCTGCGCGGCTCCAATGTCATAAACACCGCCTGTAGCGGCAGATCCAACTCCAGAGTAAGCTGCTTGCTGTGCAGCAAGGGATGCGGCATCCTTGGCCTGCTGGTACTGATTAGCTAATCCAAGCTGTTGTTGGGCCTGCTGGGAGCCAGTATAGCCTGCTTGGTTAGCGGCTTGAACTTGAGTGTTGTAGATGGATCGATCTTGAGCCTCTTGAGCTGCTTTTGCGGCGGCGGCTTGTTGTTCTCCTTGCTGCTTAATCATAGCAAGCATTGCGGTGTTATCTTCTGGTGCTGGTGATGGTGCGCTTCCTCCCATAGTAGTAGTGTGTTAGTTATTAGGTTTTTAGTATTGGTTAAATTTGAATGCAGTTGGATATTCAGTATCCATAAAATTACTCAAACTTGGATCTGCCATGTATTTCTTAATAGAAGCTACTTGTGGGGTATTGGACATATCTGCAACAGGGCCAGTTTTCCCTGCGCTGGCAGCTTGCGATGTTGCGTCTTTTCCCAATCCTCCAGCACCTCCGTATGCTGCTGTAACGCCTCCTGCAAGATTACTAACTCCTTGAGCAATCCCATTCCAAAGAGCTTCAGGATGGCTGCTTTGAATATCCCATTTTTGTTGTGGGGCAAATTGTATAGAAGACTCCTGTCCTTTGCCCATTTGCAAAGGTGTAATAGAATTTGTATCAGGTGCGCCGCCCATAACTTTGGAATCTATGTTTTTTATTTAATTATGGCAACATTATTTAGATCGCTTTTTTTCAATGTCCCAAGTTCCATTTGACCACATTTGAATCTGATCACTTCTAAAATGTCTAATGTCTCCTCCTTTTCGTAGGACTACGGTATAAATATCATTCCCCCAAGTTCCTCCAGATTGCATATAAAACAAGTACCCGTCACCTAAAGGTGTAACTACTTCTATTGGGGTTTTGAACTCATGTATCATTATTTACTCCATATTGGTTTGAAACCAAGATCATCAAACACCATGTCTTCATAAGGTGCTTTATCGGACATATTGGAGATTGTTGCCTTTAGCTTTGGACAATATGCAAATTTATCGCCATGCCTATCAATGCAATTTAAGCAGGTTGGGATGTAATCGGCATTTTTTGACTTATCTTTCTTGTGATCCCACTTTCCATTTATTTTTTCGTATCTATCCTGATCCGGCATTAATCCATTTTCTTCAAGATACTGATAAATGTCATCATCTGTCCAATCTTTCATCAAGTATAAGCTGATTGGAGATCCTTCAGCATACCTAATATCCATAGACAATGGAACATGGCCTTTTATCGGGTCTGTATCGCAGTACTTTGTTCCAATATAAACAGAAGTCCAAGGCCAATTGAATGAGCCTGTCGGACGCGCAAGGAAATCAATACCACAAAGGAACTTTTCGTCTCCAATTGGCCTTTCTGTTCCAAGTGATAGTACAATAGCTTTGCTTCCCCATTGAAAATACTTGAGTAAATCAAACCGCATCTCTCCTGTGTTAACATCAGGGCCATCGGCTAGTGCAACCTTGCTAGGAGGATAATCGTATACCTCAAGATCCCATCTCTTGATCAGCTTGTCGCTGTATTCATATCTTTCCCTAAAATTAGGCTCCCTAAATTGTATGACAGGAAGATCAATATCACATTGGAACCTTAAAAAATGAAGCAACGCAGTTGAATCTTTTCCTCCGCTCCAAAGGATTACTGATTTTGGCCACCGCTTGTTCCACTCTTTTGCTTTTTCTTTAGTTTTATTTATTAATATATTATTCATCACTCTAAATAATAATAGCCGCTCCCAAAGCAGCACCACCTGCCGCAGCACCAGATCCCATCATTGAATTTTTGCTTGCTTGGTTTTGAGCCGATGCACTCATCATTGCTTGCTGATAATTCTGCCAATCTTGTTGTTCTTTATTAACCGCTTGAGAAGTGGTTCCCATCATCTGGTTAATCCAATCAGTAGTTGACTGGAGATTTCCCTGCGCTGTTTGATAGCCGCCTTTACGGGCTGCATTGCGTTGTGCCAAAGCATTTGCCTGTGCTTGTTGAGATGCGGCAACGGCGGCTGCCGGATCAATTCCAGCAACAGGAGCAGCTCCAATAGCTTGTGCGGCCTGTGCCAGATTCTGCGCCCTTAAAGCCTGTGCTTGTTGGGTTGCTTGATCAAAAAATCCAGACTTTCCAATCGTGCTATCTTGCAATCCAGTACCTAGATAATTCTGTAAGCCTTGAGTTTTAGTCCATTGACCTAATTCATTCTGCCAAGAAAATGGATTAACTTGATTTGCAGTAGTTCCATCCATAATTAGAGTCCTGCGCTTTTACCCCATTGTTGCATCGTATTCTGCCAGTATTGAGGAGCAAGTCCGGCGGAAGATTGCTGTTGAATCTGCTCACGGGCAGCAGCTCCGGCAGGATTAGTCATCTTCTCTAGTTCTTTGCTCTTGTACGCATTAATAGCAGCTTGCTGGCTTGCTTGATTCAGCGCACCTTGCGGCCCATAAATATCAGTAACTTGTGACTCAATTGGTTGAGAAGATCGAGCAATATCAAGTGCGTTCTGCCTAGCTAGTGCCTGTTGACCCGCTTGCTGTTGCAGGCCAAGCATTGCAACATCAAGCGTGTGATCAGGTGGTGGAGGTGTAGGTACTGAGCCGCCCATAATTAAGCAGGAGAATATACTTCTCTTTTTAACCTGACAAGCCCTAACTTATTCATTGTTTCCTCTGGGAAGTTCATACGATGCGTATCCGTTTCTAATGGTACTCCAATATAACTAACCCTTCCAGAAAGCTGTGTGTGGGTTCTCCAATCATTCATAACTTGAATTACATCCCTTGGCCTTGTTAATGCCGGATGGAAGGCTGGATAAATGGTTGGAATATGGACGTGATCGCTGTATCCAAAGCAAATATCATCCCGATAGTGTGCGTAAACATTAATATTGGGATTTGCAATTATTTCATGATCAAATGACTTAGCAAATGTCTGTAGTTGTTGAAACTCTTGTGTATTTGGTGCGATGTATTTGTAATTAATGGATGAACGCATAGATTATGTTCCTATAGCGACATTTACCCCATTGGCAAGCAATGATTGGTTAGTATTTGCTTGTTGCGAGATAATTTGTTGCCGGACAGATGAATTCCCACACACAACGCATGGTAAGCAGTCGCCGCTAGTGTTGGAATCAATTGGAATGCTGGAATAAAGAGGAATAACGCCATCATTTCCAAACGGAGACATATACAGGTTTGGAAAGTCTGTTACAGGAGTAGCGGCTTGGGAAATAGTAGGCATATTAACAGGAAGATGCGTATTGTGTAGCTGCTGCTGTGGCTTGTTGCGAGGCTAGTGTGGCGGCTTGTGTGTTTGCATCGATTTGAGACACATAACTCGTAAAGGATGCCGTAGCAGTAGCAGAAACCTTGGTTGCGGAGTTGGCACAGGTTAGCGTAACGGTCTGCGTCTGTTGGCTAAACCATGAATTAATTGCATTTCCTTGGGATTCTTGTGGAGCCGGAGCAAGATTGACAGAGATTGTAGAACCATTCTCACCAACAACACACCCTTGCGTCTCGTTAGTGTTTGGATTTCCAACAGATTGCTCTGTCCAAGGATCTTGGTACATCCTGATGACTTCAACACCCATTGCGCCACACCATTCGACTAGGAAGCTGAATGCCTTGTCCACATCTAGCGTGTATTGTGATTCACAAGATATATCACTCGTTGTTCTTTGGACATTCTCCGTAATAAGCCTGCGGTATTGAGTTTGTAGGATGCCAAGATCACCAATAGCTGCCGCGCTTGGGCTTGTGGCATATTGATACTCGTCTGTAACAGCCAATATGCGCTTGTTAAGGATGGTCTGATACGCCCCTTTGCTGCCCCTATAGGAGACTTTTACATCAACGGTTCCGGCTATTTGCGAACAATCCAAGTCTCCATAAATCAATTGTTTTAACGATGCCTCGTCTCCAAGCAATGCCGTCTCTAACTGGCAATAGATTCGATTGATATGCTGCTCAGTAGTTCCATCTTGATTAATATACAGATAGGTATCGTATCGCTCTGGTACAAATGCTTGCCACAAGTGATTGAATGAACCATCGCTAGTTGCTGAATAATCAACGCTAAATGCAAAGCATTGAGGTGATCCATTGATGACATTCGTTGACCAGTTTACTGGGCGAATTCCATTCCAAACACCTGCCCATGCCGGAGTACGGGCTTGATTCCATTCGGACGCTGCGGCGTAATCCAAAACCATCGTCGCACTATTAAGTGTTTCTAAGTATGGAATCGAATAAAGCAAGTAGTTCTCAAAGCTAGTCGCGCAGATGTTGGTATAATTGCCAGCCATCAACCGCTTGGCCTTTGCCATCTCGACATCTTTGTACAATACCTGACTAGAAAGGTAGCTTGATGAGGCAACGTCAACACTTACAAGACCGCCCTGCGTGTACCACCACATCAACCCGTTCTGGAATGCAATGCTACGACCAGCAACGCATCCAATGTTTGGGAATAATGTCTGCTGAAAGTTTGGAGTTGTTGACCATTGAGTACGATCTATTACTCCAGATGCAATCGTGTAGGTTGACTGATCGGTAAAGACATACAAGCGAGTGTCATTGTTCTGACCAATGTAATCGGTCATTCCAGTAACAGGGCGAGGAACACTAAAATCTCCTCGTGTTGCTCCAGTTTCACGCTCTGCCCATCCAATCGGGTTCGCTAGATCTGATGCGCTGATGATATTGCCATTTGCAACCCACAGGCGGCTGCCAGAGAACGCCATCCAGTAACCAACAGGCATTGCTGTTGCTTGCTGTCCTGTCTTATCAGAACCATCCCAATAGCATGGTGTATTGATTCCATCTTGGAAAACAACCATGCGATGCGAAGGAACAATCGTAGTTCCTCCAGAGGTATTTGTAGATGCCGCTTGGGTTGCAATTACAATGTTAATGTTGCTTACGTTTGGATCTAGCTGGATATTGGGGAGGAGATAATCAGACCAGTTTTTAGGCTGGGTAAGAGGGAATGGAGAATAGTAAGACCTACCATCAACAACAAAAATTGCATAAGGAAGCTCGGAAGCTGCAATGTCTGTGCCATCCGGCTTAAAGATTGTCTTTTGCTGTACAATCCTAACTCCCGAAAGATTTGTAGTCGTAGAAGCAGCCTTACTTTGCTTGTTGGCGTTAAAAATAATGCCGCCTTGGAAGTTTCCCTTTGGAAGAGATAGCTGCATCTTAAATCCATTGCGTGTCTGCGCTATGCCACCACGAAGGTTTACATTAACTGCAAACTTAACTTGATCCTCTGGCAATGCCCAAGGATTACGGACAGAATTAACGCCATGAATCCATGCCGCAGTCGTCTTTACTTGGCGACCTGAAGTAATGTTCTGGCTTTTCATTAATATCCTCCGTAATAACCCCAGTTGGAATCGATTACGGGGTCGGTGTAGTCACCATATACCAGATTGTCCACCTGAATCGGCTCAAGAGCGTGACCAGTCATGCTTTCATGTTGGCTACGGAGATAGGTAAGAGCCTTTGCCCAATACTTGTTGCTCTGTTCCTCAAAATCCTTGTTTTCTAAATCAACAGCATGGACTGCCGCCATGATAGCGCGAGTATTCTCAATGGGAATATAATCGTAAACGCTCGTAATATTTGGATGAGCCATACGATAGATAATCCTAGCCCATGAACATTGCTTACCAATTCGGATGCGGCGGTACTTAGGATTAACTTCGGCAGGATGGTACTGACCGATTAGTGCCATGTCGTTGCTGCGACCATAATCGTAAGCATATAGGCTGACATACCCGATAGTTTCCGGCTTCTCAATGTGGAGTACGCTCTTAACAAAGGTTGGAGGCAATACTGAATCAATGAAGAATGTGCTAGAGATGGTGTTTCCAGTAGTAAGATAACTTACGCGACCAGTATGCGATGTTGTGTTGATCGCATTAGCCTCTGTGTCGTAAAGCTCAATCTTATTTGCACTAATCGTCCTAGCGTAATAATTTCCTGCCGTAAGACCGCTTGGAAGGGAATCTCCAGCACTTGCTCTTACAATCACTTGATCTCCTGCTTCAAAAATTGATCCGTTTGCTATAATGCTTGTTGAAGATACTGGAGTAAATGTCCTAGCAATGTTCATGGACATCTGACCTACAGGCAGCGTAGGTACACCTGCGTTCGCAAATACAATTGGTGTTCCTGAAGTGTTTGTCAGGGAAACATTATTGCCGGATATGGTGATCAAATAATCTGTATCTACATTTAATGGATAAGGAAGAGATCCCGTAGATGAGAATTGAACGCGATCTCCATTAGCAAGATATTCAATAGAACTAGGTACAATTAAGTTATTAAATGCTTTGGCATAAGATGCGATACGAATGGCAAAATAGGATTGTCCAACTCCTAAAGCTGTTGGCGTGATAAGACCAGTTGTTGCTGGCGATCCATTCGCGTGTGATTGGGAATCATAAACTTGTGCCGTTCCTGAATTCAATACGCGCAGGTAGTATTCAGTTGTTGAATCAACACCAGTAGGAAGCAGGTAATCAGATGCAAGATAAACACCTTGACCAGTAACTACTCCATTAAAGTTTCCTGCCCAATTTCCATTAAATCCAATTCCAAAAGCCCTTGTAAGAGCCACATAAAAATTACCACTTGGTGATCCAGTAACATTAATTGGCGTGTAGTCTGCGTTTGTTATTGTATATGTTCCTGTAGAAGTATTTAACGGAGACTCAATTCGATATGCCGTTCCTGCTGTAAGAGGAGTCGGCATTGTCCCAGTAGTTGAGAACTCAACAAACACTCCAGTAGAAGGAACAAATATAATTGCAGGCGCAGATGTATATCCAGTCCCTTGAGTAACAACGCTGACAGATGTCACAACTCCTCCAGACACTTGTGCCGTAGCAGTAGCTCCCGTTCCTCCTCCACCATTAATCTGAACGATTGGAGCGTTGTCATACCCAGATCCACCAGCTCCTGAAGGGATTACAATATTTGAAACAAAAGATGTTTCAAGATTGGCAATTGCCTTTGCTTGGTTGGCAGATGCAACAGAGACTGCGACCAATGCAACTCCAGTTGCGGTAGCTGTAGCAGCATTACTTAACACAACATTTGTTGCAGAAACGCTAACGATAGTTGTATTGTCTGGTATGTTTAATCCATAAACGGCTAATCCAGAAACAAGTCCAGTTGTAGGAGAAACAGAAGTAATTGTATTGCTATTATTTTGTGTGTTAGCAGTAAAATTAAGATTTACTGGAGGAGGATCAATAGTTACCGCAGGAGCAGAAGTATATCCCTGCCCAGATGATGTAATAACAATAGATCCAACAGAATATGTGGTAGAACCAACAGCGTCTGGAACCATAACTGCATATCCAGTTGCAGTTGAAAATGATTGAGCTGAATTTGCCGGAATAGTTGGCTGAACTACAAAAGAAACTCCAGTTGCAGTAGCTGTAGCATTATTGCTTATCGTAATTGTTGTTGATCCAACAGCCGTAACTATTGTGCCATTTGGGATTCCAGATCCTGCAATTGTTTGTCCAATTACAATATGTATAACATTTGAAACATTTTTGATTATTTTTGGATCAACTGATGTGCTTGTATCTCCTGTAAAAGAATATGATTTTTGCGGGTTATCAAAGGTAACAACAGGTGCAGAGGTGTATTTAGAACCACCTGATGTTATTTTAACGCTAGTTATTGACCCAGAAACTGTTGCAATTGCGTTTGCTGCGGTTGTACTTGTAGGTGTTGGGATTTTTAGTCCAGCCGCAATAATCTGATTTGTTGTTCCAGCAGATGTCGTTGCAGGAATCAGCTTAACCAATGAGTTTGTTCCAGTTCCAGCGTCAGTAAGAACAATAGGATTATTTCCAGAAGACGCATCAGCAGCATTTGTATGAATTGACAGCGTGTAGTCATCGATTACATGAACAAAGTAGTTTTGACCTGCAAGTAATGGTGTTGGAAGTGTTCCACCAGATGTAAACGCCTGAACTTCATCAACATTTTGATAATAATGCTTAACTGCAAATGTTAATGTTGTTTGTGGTGCAATCTGCTTACGGATGTCTGTATTGAATTTTCCGCTATTGCCAGTAAGCAGGACTGGATTTGTTCCGTTTTGGGCATCGGTAATTGTGCTGTAAATTTGAAGGTCAGTCGTATCAAGAGACTGAGCAAAATAGGTTGTGTTTGCAGCCAGAGGAGATGGCAATGAACCGGTTGCTGCGCTAAATACAACAGAGGGAGCAGAAGTGTATCCAGATCCCCCAGAAAGACCCGTAAAGCCAGTAACTACGCCATTTGAGACAACGGCAGTAACAGATGCATTTGATCCTCCTCCACCAATAAATTCCACGGTTGGAGCAGTAAGGTATCCAGTTCCTCCAGTAACAAGATTTACATTAGAAACAGCATTTCCAGAGATAGTAGCCGTAGCAATAGCTCCACCAACAGAGAATGTAACCTCATTTGGCGAATCAACAGCAATTACAGGCGTGCTTTGAAGGTTGATTGCCGTAAGCAAATTGCTCGGCCTTGAGTCAGTTAGCTTAATCGTTCCAGTATTAAGGATACTTTGCAGAAAGATTGGATTTGTTCCAGCCTTGGCATCAAGAGAAGTCTGGTAAAGCTGGATCGTATTAGCGTCATCAACCCCAATGTAGTAGGTTTGACCAGCATATAAGAACTTAGGCATCGTGCCGGACACAAGAGAAAGAACAGCAGATTGTCCTGACTGAAGCTGATGGTTCGTGCTAGTGAATTGTGAGATTGGAGAGATGGCAACATCTCTAGTCTGGATTGTTACTTGATCAGGAATGATTGTTCCATAGGGGAAGTCGGATTGAGCATGGATAGGAACCAAAAGCCCATCAGCAGTTGTGCCGTCTGGAAATTGCGTGCGAAGCTCGCGATTGTTACCATCTGTTCCAACTACACGAATTTGTAGTCCTGCATCTGCGCTATGCTCGGATACAGCAATAAGCTGAGATGGCTGGCGAATGTCCATCTGGGTTGCCACAAATCCTCTGTCATCCCATGCCCAACCAACAGGGTTATACATTCCTCCCTTGTTGACATTGTATTGGAACAGACGGCCTCGGAAATATGTCGGAGAGCCGTCAATATTGACTGCCAGCGGAACCTCAATGCCGCGAGGAAGGGTGATCGTCTGACCATCCCACCCCGTGCAGACATCTACTTCCTGATTGGTATGGAAGTAGTGTCCAGACTCCATGAGAATCTGGACTGCCTGCGTAAGCGTTCTAAAAACCTTGTTCTGATCAGTCGTTGCAAGGATTTCAGAGGCTTCGTCAATGATTTCGCTGACGAACATTTAGCGTGTGTTATTTTTGGCTTCCTTCAGCAGCCATACCTTTAAGGAAATCTTCATCAGATCCTCCGGCTCCACCTTGTCCGCCAGTAGGAGCGGCAGGAGGCATTTCGGCAGGAGGTTCACCAGCACCAGCAGCCTGTTGCTCAACACCCTGCTTGAGTTGGTCGAGACCAGTCGCCAATTGCGTCACAAGGGCGTGAATCGCGTCAAATGCGACCTTTGGCATAGTTACCATTACGGAGCCATCTCCTCCTCCTTGAGGGGCAGGAGGGGCCATGTCGCCAGCAGGAGCTGGGCCAGTTCCAGATGATGGAGCGTCAGGTTGTTCGGTAGGGGGCATAGTTTTGTCAGCCATAATATTAGTCTTTGTCGGTTGTTGATTCTGATGCGGCTTTTAGCCCCATGTCGATGGCATCTTCATCGTTAGGCTCGTTGGATTTATTTTCCTCAGATTCTGTAGATTCTCCGGCCTTGATGCCGTGGATCTCAAGCTCAGTCGTGTAGCGGTTCTCTTCCTTGCCGTTGATCGTGATCTTTTCCTCACGCTCCATTACTTTCTTGTAATGGATGATTGCTGTCCCTTCCTTGGGGAGATCTTTCAACTCAGCTTTATTATGGAACCAGAGACAAGGGTAATGAATGTGCGTGTCAGCCTCTGTCTCAACTTTCTCAATGTGTCCTTGTCCCTTTTGAGAAAGGTCTTCTCCAAGGTCGTGAAAGCCTTCAGGAATATGGATTTTATCGGATTTCATAATTATTAGATAGAAGATGGAGTTGGTGTAGGTGCAGGAAGAGGAATATTTCCTTCAGCCAACCATGCAAGATAGGCTTGATAATCTATATTTTGGTGGTCAAAGGGGATAAATGCATTGTCTGAAATGCGAATTACCGTAGAATGATAAGGAACAAGTTGGTACATAAATTATAGCTCTGCTGAGAAGGTAGCTAGATTACCTGTAAAATTTGTTTCAAGGGTTGAATATGCTGGGCTAAAACTAGCTGCTCCATTTGTGTAAAAAATTATTTGATTAGATTGTAGAATCTGACCTGTATACCAAGTTATTGTTCCTGTTTTTGTTGAATATCCAACTCCATAATCAGCAAACGTCCATTTATTAATAGAAGGTGTTCCAGTAACATAATTTGCATTTGTCAAACTACTATTTAATATAATTGTAGGAGTTGCCCTCATAGTTACTGGTAGAGTAACTACAAAGTTTGGTGCTGTACCACCACCTTGAGTTGAGCTACTTAACGTATTAACATACCAATAATATCTTTTGCATAACAAATCAATTTGTTGATAAGGCAATCGTTCAAATGGTGTCACTACTGTTCCTAGTTCAAGTTGAGGATTTGATACTGTTCCATTTGTAAATATTATCGTAGCATTTGTATTTGAAGGAAGAGTGATTGTTCCTCCGTTTAATACTGCCGCTCCATTGATTGTTGCTGTAGCAGTTCCCAGCCATGAAAGAACGTAAGTTCCTCCCTCCATGTTTACTCCTTCAACTACTTGAGCAATGCCTCCTACTGGTGCTGTAATTATTTTGTCAATTCCGTTTTGTGTCCATGAAACAGATTGTCCAGAAACAATTACATTCCAACGATCAAGCGTGTATTGATTGGCTGCCGTTGTAGCAGTTCCTGACACATAACCTCTTTGGTTAACAATAAAAGATCCGTTTATTAGACGATTTCTATTAGCAAGAGGAGTTGCGTTGGATAGTCCTCCACTAAGAGTAATTGAAGTTCCAGTAACATTGCCAGTAACATTTCCAACAAGATTGCCAGTTACATTTCCGACAACCTGACCAGTAAATTGGTTCGCAGTTACATTTCCAGCAACAGAAAGACCGCCAGAAAGAGTTCCATCTGTTCCATTGATAGTCCCTCCAGAAAGATTGGTTGCAGTTGTTGCAGTTAATGCATTTCCAGAGAACGAGCTTGTCCAGCTGGGCGCAGTTCCATCTGTTTGAAGGATTTGTCCATTAGTTCCTGCCGCCAGCATGGTTGTTGTATCTACTGCTGTTTGATAAGGAATGCTTCCGGCTGCTCCTCCACCAATGTTTCCTGCTGTAGATGTTGCGGTAGGAGTTACCCATTGAGGTGCAGATGTGCCATTAGATTGCAGTACATATCCGACTGTTCCAGCAGGCAATTTTGCAGTTACTCCAGCAGCAGATTGATAAAGAAGCTGACCAGATCCTCCTCCAGTAATGTTATTTGCAGAAGCTGCTGTAACTCCTGAGAAGTTTCCTCCAACAATGGTGGATGTACCAAAATTAACTGTCCCATTAATTACAGGCGATACTAATGTCTTGTTGGTAAGTGTCTGAATACCATTAAGAGTTACTGTGTCAACAACTCCAGTTTGATTAAGAACTCTAAGAATGTAGCAAAGAAGACCCTCTCCAGCGTTGCGAGGAATGCCATAAACATTTGCTGTATTATTAGGATCACACGCGATATTCCAGACAACTTTTCCGTTTACAACAGACCTTGTGTTGTAAGGGACAGGAATAGTAGGAGTTGGCGTAAAGGTTCCGTAGAGAGCCGTTACAAGGTTATCAATCAGACTAGGAACAGACTCATGGGAGATGCTTGGATAAGGAATGTCTGCTCGGCAGACGCTTCCATATGTTGAATCTCCAACGCCGTTATTATTATTGCATCCACAAGACATAATCGTGAGTTTTATCTTTTAACTAATGATTGTAAAGTAGATTTCTACTTTTTGTGATAATGCCATACTTCTGAAACACATCTCCCTGTAACTATGCGAAATTTCTTTCTCTGAATTAATCCAAGTTTCATTAGCTTTGACATACGGGAATTCGTTGTTGTCATAGGAAGCTGAAATTTCTCTGCCATATCGGTAAGAGTTACCCATCCATCCGGCACTTCATCAACTCTTCCTGTGCAGTATTTTGAATCCATTAATTTGGTTAACCAATCATTTGCTGTCTTAGTATTTTTTTTCATGTGTTTATACGGTTAATCTATTTCCTTTTTTTATGTTTTCAGCAGCCCATAGAGGCTGAAAATTTGTGTAATGATTAAGTCTAATTGTTTCTTCTTCTGTTTTTGCTGAAGAGATTGGAATGATATGATCAAGATGCCATGCAGTTCTATTTTCCCATGTCATACCATTCTTGAATCTTTGCTCAATATAGTTTTTAAAAAATTCTATTGAACAACCAAGTATTTGTGTGGTTCTAGAGTTTTTATTATACCCATTATTTTTAAAACAACCTCCAATCAGAGAAACAAGATTCCTTCTCAATTTAAAAACTGGGTCTTTTTTTGTTTTTTCGGCTATATACAAAGATTGCCTAGCGTTTCTTTTCTCTTTGTTGTTTTGTTTCCACAATCTAGAGGCTTGCTTGTATTGTTCTGGTTTTCTATCTCTGCATCTTTTTTCTGTGACTTTTAGTTTTTCAGAATTATTTTCTCTGTAAATTCTTTTTACCTCTTTTATTTTTTCTTTGTTTTTCTGTGCGTAGTCTTTTGACCTTTTTTTGTATTTTTCTGGGTTTTTTAAATACATTTCCCTTGCTGATGCGTTATATTTTTCTGGGTTTGAATGATATTTTTTTGATTGAGCATCTGTTGCGTTTCTTTTGTATTTTTCAAGTTGTTCTTTTGTTATCCAATATTCTCCGTTTTTCGCGTTTGCAGCGTATTTATAAAACACCATTCCATCATCTCTGATGTCTCCTCGCTTGTGTTTTTTTGTTAAATAGGAAGTCTCCATACTTCGTCTTTTGATCGTTGGATTATTTGTAGAGAAGATTGATTCAGGGTCTCGCAGTACTCGCCATAAAGTATTCCTTGTGACCACGAATGAGTCGCCCTTCGATTCTTTGCGTACTCTAGCGACCCTCGTTGCGTCAATGTACCAATATTATAGGATGTTCCTCCATGAAGAGTTCTTGCGCTTGCAATTGCTACTCGATGCGTATGACCAAAGCATACTCGCCTTCGTTTACCATTACAATATTGTTCTGCCATGTCTCTAGCAGCAGATTCACCATAGCAAGTACCATGTGTGAATCCTGTATCCGCGATGTCAACCATCTGCTCAATTCCAGTATAAGGTATCAAGCGGGCCTTTAGGTCTTTTGCCGTGTCTTCGATGGAGTTGATAATTTTATGAGCGCAGTATGCGGTAACAGAGTTCTTGCTGTGTGTTAATTTCCACGCCCTGTCCTCATGGTTTCCGCATAGAATGTACGGATCTTTACATCCTGCCATAAGCTGCCGGAGGTGTACTAAGCCAGTATCAATATCCGGCGTTACCTCGTCCCCATCGCTTCCAGATCCTGCTCCATTTGCCATCAGCGCAGAAAGGTCAATAAAATCACCTAAATGCAAAATGCTATCCGGTTTGAATTTGTCTTTGAAGCTCAAGACATGATTCCATGCATCTTTATCAATATATTTTGCGTGACTACAGGAAACAGCCAATAGCTTCTTCCATTTGTGATTTATGTTTGCCATTTATTTATACTCCTTTTCTTGTTCGTCATCTGGATCGAAGTCTCCATCAACCCATTTTCCAACATGATTCTGGATAGCAAACTTATTTCCCTGCAATATGTGGGCGTGTTGTGTCTCGCCATCCTCGTCAACCCAGTTAATAAATACCGCTAGGTTTGGAAAGTGTTCAGTAATAATACCGATAGCTTTCTGGAGATTATTCCATTCGCATTCGGTAATGGTTTCTGGCCTTGGAGGAATCACAAGGTCTTGAGATGCACGAAACTTGCGAGGTCGTCCAGTCTATTATTCCATCCGGCTAAGAATTTTTGATCATAAGGATGAGCCTTAACTATCAAATCATTTACTCTTCGCTGATCATTGATGAATGCAGCGGCATCGTGTCGTGTCCTATTCAGGATTAAGTTGGCCTGCTTTACTCCACTTACAATTTTACAATTGAACCATACTTCACCTAGAGGATACTCCATATCTTCCACATGGAACCTATTCCAGTTTCTCCAGTACAAATTAGTTGCACCATCCATCGTGAGATTGCGTATGTTGTCAGCACTAAGATTAAACGGACTCTCACCGAATTCACGCAGGTCGCATCCCCACTTGGTGATCCCGCCGTCATCCCCTTTCACTTCCTCCGCGACTACGAAGTTGTAGTCCCCGTAGTGGCCTTTAGCGAAGACACACTCATGGCTAAAAATAAATGGAAGGAAATTCCTAAAACGCTGTGTCATGTGTCAGCAGATAGTCTTTGGGATCTCTGCGAAGCTCTGTAATGTGAGTCTCAGACTCCGGCAACTCTTGGTTGGATTCTATGCGTTGATCTTCGTCTAGGTGCTGAAGGACACTCATGCCCTTAAAATCAACTACTGCTTGACCAGTTAAAATTGTAGTGGTGATAGCGGCAAAAAACATGATCACAAGATTTGCCAATTCTGTTATTTCTTTGGCTTGCTCGGCATGGAAAAGAATCAATCCAGCCGAAATGCCAAAAACCAACAAAACGCATCCAGCTCCAGCCATTGCATAAATAGCTTTTTTTGAATCAAGAGGACGCTGTTTTAGCTTGTCCTCAATGATTGATTGTTTGGAATTTTTCAACAGATTAATGTCCCCTCTTTTGAACTTGTTCACAGGGCGAATCGCCAAGCTGTTTTAATCCCGATATATCCCACAACGCACAGGATGGAGACAATAGCAATTCCCCTCCAGAACCAGAGTTCTTTCAGAGCCTTCTCTTGCTTGCTGTGCCAATAGACAACATCGTTTTGAGCCTTGGCTAAATCCTTTGCTTGTTGGTCAACTTGTACCTCGTATGCCGTAATAGCCGACTCTAAATTGCTGATAGCTTTCTGTCCCTCTGGCTTCACCAATGGCTTGAGCTTCTCAACCGAAGTGCGAACTGCCACAACAGATGGAGCAATGTATGTAGTTTTCTCAGGATGAGCGCATCCAATAAGAATAATAGATGCAC